AAGAATCTATAAAAATGAATGGCCGCCAGAAGTTAATAACAAAATTGAAGTAGCGCACGGTTTTAAAGAATTATATTTGGAAGGTAATAGTTATGGTCAAGTAAAAATAGATTCCTGCGTTTATGAATATAATATTAAACCACCTACTGTAATTTCTTTAGATGTAGAAGGTAGTGAAGGACACGTATTAAGAGGTGCAGAATCTGTTTTAAGGCAGTTTAAACCAAAAATATGGCTATCTGGTCATCCAGAGTTCATGATGCAGCAATGGAATGAATATTTATATGATTTAAGATTTTGGCTGTGGGGATTAGGATATAAAGAAACACTGCTTGACTATCAGCATGAGGTACATTTATATTATGAGCCAGCCTAAAGCATATATATTTTCTACAAACCTACTTGATTCTGCTGACGGAAAATGGGATTACGAACTATTAAGGCTATCTTTTGAACGTAATCATGTAGATCAGGTTGTAGTCACTAGTATTCCTAAAGATGATAGGGCGTTTGTTGTAATACCAGGCCAGGGTAACGCAGAAAATGAAGAACAAATAAATCAAGAACTAGCAAACCTTAGACGTGTTGTGCTTTTTATAACTGGAGATGAGTGTGCATTGTTTAATGTTGATGCTATTAAACATCCTAATATAAGTATTTGGATTCAATACCCGCACCAAAAACACGAAAAATATAATAAATTTTTTATTGGTGTTCCTCAGCACCTAAAAAATAATCTTCCTAATTATCCCGTTAAAGAATATGATATTTATTTTGGTGGTCAAATTACCCATCAGCGAAGACAAGAGCTAGCAGAGGTTATGCCTCGCATGAAAAACGCTCTATATTGCCCTACAGAGGGGTTTGCACAGGGGGACCCACCACAGGAGTACTATCGCAAACTAGCCAGCGCTAAGGTCGCTCCAGCCCCATCTGGCGCACAAGTAATAGATTCATTTAGATTCTTTGAGGCCATAGAAATGCTTACCTTGCCTATAGGAGATCGCAAAGATGCTCAGGGTAGAGAAACAAATTATTATGATTATGTATATAAAAAAACAATTCCAGTAAAATTAACTGATGATTGGACCAAACTGCCTCAAATAATGATAGAAACTATGAATAATTATCCTGCTAATATGCATAGTGCTGTGGCTTGGTGGATTAAATATAAAAGAGATTTTGCTAACAAAATTATGGATTATTACTATGCAAATTAAAGACATAACAATTGTGATGGCTACATCTGTTATTCCAGAACATCCTAGCACCACCATGATAGAACAAACTATTCACGATGTCCGTATTCATTTTCCAGAAAATGAAATTATTATGCAAATAGATGGGTTAAGAGAAGAACAAAAAAATAGAAAAAATGATTACGATGAATATAAAAATCGTATACTTTGGAAATGTTTGCATGAATATAAAAATATTTTGCCTTTTGTTTTTGAAGAGCATAGTCATCAAACCAACATGATGCGTGATACGATTAAAGAAATTAAAACACCAATTTTGCTTTACGTTGAAGGAGATGCTCCATTAACGCCAGATGTTACTATTGACTGGTCTAAATGTTTAGATATGTTTGAATACAATAAAGCTAACACCATACGTTTTCACTTTGAGTCACAAATTCCTAATTCACATAAACATCTTATGCTTGGCTTACAAGATGGATTTATGATGACTTCTCAGTGGAGTCAAAGACCACATTTAAGTAGAAAAATATATTACGAAGAAGTGGTGCTTCCATCTTGTATAAACAAATTTTTTATAGAAGATACTTTTCATGGCGTTGTTCAAGATGATATTCAACCATATAATGTATTCAGTAAAGAAGGTTGGGAAAAACATAAACTTTGGATATATCATCCAGAGGGCAATATAAAAACTTCATATCACCTAGATGGTCGTAAAGGTACTCGTAAGTTCACTAAAGATGATCAAACTTGGGGGTATAAAGAATGAGACTTGGAATTATAGCCAGATCAGATAATACTGGCCTTGGTAATCAAACTAGAGAATTAGTTAACATGCTTAATCCAAATAAAATTCTTTTAATTGACTCTACCTCGTTTAATAAAAATAAACAACATCCAGAATGGTATAAAGAATATAATGTTATAACAACCAACTTTGGATTTCCAAAACGTGGAGAAATAAAACAATTTCTTGAAGGCTTAGACATTGTTTTTTCTTGCGAAACATTTTATTCTTCTATGTTTGTTGATATGGCCAGGGACCTAAAAATAAAAACAATACTTCAGTATAATTATGAGTTTTTAGTTAATATACAAAACAAAGAAGAGTCTTTGCCAGATGTTTTTGTTGCTCCTAGTCTTTGGCAAATAGAGTCAATGATAAAAATGTTTGGAGATCAGGTTAAGATTGTTCATTTGCCACCCCCTACAAATGTTGATCTTTTTAAAACAGCAAGAGATGAGAATCTCTCAAGGTTTCACAGCAGGCTTCTGCACGTTGGCGGAAAACAAGCGGCAAGAGATAGAAATGGAACAAATATTGTTTTTGAAATGTTAAAATATTCTAAGGAAGATTACGAATTAGTTGTAACTTCACAAACAGAATTTGAAAACGAAGTATCAGATTCTAGAGTCAAACTATTGAGACAAAATATAAAGAACAGAGAAAATTTATATCTTGGCTTTGATGCAATGATATTACCAAGAAGATATGCTGGACTATGTTTACCAATGAATGAGGCCTTGATAAGTGCTATGCCTGTATTTATGACAAACCTATCACCAAATAATAAAATTTTACCAGAAAGATGGCTTGTTGATGCAACACACATAGGTCAGTTCAAAGCAAAATCTATTATTGATGTCTACTCTGCAAATCCAAAAGAGTTAGCAGAACTTGTTGATAATTACATGAGAATGACTAGAAAAAAACAGTTAAAAATGAAAAAACAAGCTTTTGAGATTGGCAATAATACATTTTCTGTAGAGGCTCTTAAAAATAAATATTTAAATTTGTTTAAGTCATTAATGTAAAAAGCGGGCCTATTTCTAAGCCCGCTTATTTTTACTAAGACTGTTTATTACTTAGCAGCCTTTTTCTTTGCCTTGGCTTTACCTAAAGCCCCTTCAACAGCCTTCGCTGATGGCAAACGACCAAATGCTGGATCGTTTGGATTAACTGCTCGTGCTGCTACTGGAATTAGCGCACCAACAAGTGCTGCCCATAGATCTTTTGGATCTGTTACTCCTGCAACATACAATGCTGCAGTCGCACCCACAATTGATCTTGCGTACGATGCAAGCATTGCCTTAATTTCTTTTTGTGTCATTGTTTCCTCCTAGGATATGACTCTAACTAGTATAGCATAGCCAGCCCAAAGCCCTATTATTCCTGCTACTCCAGAAAAAACTGGCGGGGCTGGAACTGGCAATTTGAATGCAGCAAATACTGCACCACATCCAAAACCTGTCAGTATTGATAAAATTATTTCTTTCATAGTTTTTGTACCTCATATTTAATCATTAGTTTTTTGTTGGATGATCTAGCGGTGTGGGTGCGGTAGCAAGGGCACCACAGTTATTACATTGAATATCAAGATGATACATGCCAATGGTATATGTTTCTGGATCAAAAGACACTAAGGCTCTAAATAAAATTTCTCCACAATTAGGACACTGACATGTTGGTATTCCTCTAACGTCTATCATTTGATTCCTCTGGTAAAAATTTTTTAAGTTCCTCCACTTCTTTTGATATTTTTTTAAGAGCAAAATCATGTGGCAAAATCATGCCTTCTACTGCAGCACCATATTTATTGTAATGATTTAGTTGTGGTTCAACTTCAGACATAAACTTTTTTATACCTTTTTGAACATCTTCAATATATTCAAATGCCCAATCACGAGAGTCAGAAAGAAACTTTATAAAATTTTGTGTATGTATATCTGAATCATTCACAATGCTTTTTGTTTCAATATAGTTATCGTATGCAGCCTCTAATTGTGTTTGAGATATTAAAACCTCAGCAAAAGCTTCTGTCATTTTTTTAATCCGAACTACACATGAAAAATATGCCACTGCAAAAGATAATGCAAATATTCCAAATATAATTGCTAGTATATCCATAAGACTATTGTACTCTACTTTCATGTGTTACCCAATAGTACTGACATGGAATTTTACGATCAGAGCAGCATGGTATATTGTAAGGACTGTAGATAGCAACCTGATATCTAGCATAATATAAAGGATCTTTTTTAAATAAATTATATCTATGTGTAGTGATTACACGCAAAAGCTTAAGATTATCGTGCATCCATG